CAGGTTGGCACCGCCCAGGTTGGCACCGCCCAGGTTGGCATCGCCCAGGTTGGCTTTCGCAACAGTCGCCTTCTCAAGCATCTGGCGCGTTGTCATGCCAGATTCGCCCGCAAACAAGACTGCGCCTGTGTATCGGTTTTTAATTTGTGGGTTCATAGCCACCCCCGCAAGACAAACACCAGCACGGCCACGGCAGTGAGCACGCTGCCGACAACGACTACAACGTCCTGCCAGTCCATCGGCTTGGAAGGTTCGACTATTTGCCCGTAGTGGGCATAAGGCCCGAAAGCCTCATTCAATGTGCGGGGGTACTTTCGTGTTTGCATGGTCAGCCTTTCGTGCTCTTGAAAATTGTCACCTGCCCGCCAGCGTGACGAATTTTGTTTGCGAGCTTTACGGCTTCCGCCCAGATGACCGTGGACAGCAGCAGTTTGCTGTTGGTGTCCGAAACTACAAGGTACTCAGTGTGGTTCATTTTCCTCTTTCGGTTGTTGATGAGAAATTGTAGCACATGCTAAACGCGTATTCTTACTAGGGGAAACCCTACTCTTTTCGTAACGCCACACGAAACCATGGTTCTTCGGCGCACCCGAGCTCAACGGCGATGCGGTGGTTCACGACACGCAGCCACTCACGCACTTGCGTCCGTTGTCTGCGTTTGTGTTGGTAGAACCGTGCTCTTTTTGATTGCCGCTGCATGGTCAGTCCTTTCTATAGCGATAAGTTTCAAAGCCAGCGGCAGCCAGAGGTATGCCCTGCGCCCATGGCGGTGGGTCGGCCATCAAGTCCGACAGTATTTCGTGCGAATAGCTGCGGGTGTCGGGTGTCTCGGTCAGCAGTTCGTCGTGCACCGAGAGCACGATCTCGTAGCCCATGCCATCGATCTGCTTCATGTTGTAGGCCAGGATGTCGCGGGCAAATGCCTGCGTGCAGTTCTCGATCAGCTTGCCGCCGTAGGTTTTGATCGCGCCCCATTGTCTCGTGTATTGCGAAACTCCGAAGTACGTGATCTGCCCGTCGTCCTCCACCTTGGGGTTGATGTAGCAGAGATACCGACCACTGGGCAGGCGGATGCGCAGCCACGCCCCATCGCGGCGGGCCTTAAGGTGTTCACCGATGGCGAAGCTCTCGCCGGGGTTGGCAATTGCCGCGCGCACGGAATCACCAGCAGCCTTCCACAGCGCCGTAGTGTTGGGGTGCGCGTCGCGCCAGGCACGCTTCAGAATCTCGCAGGCCACGTAGATGTTCTCGGGCAGGCCCAGCGTGCGCTTCTTGCTCTTAGCCCACTTCCACATGCCCAGTGCGTTCTGCATAGCCTCCCCGCTGGCCGTGGCGTACACGGCCTTGGCCAGCTCCTCCAAGTCCATGCGGTACACCGCGGCGAAGGTCAAGAACGCCGCGACGCCGCCCTCGTAACCCAGCCCCAGCTCCATGACCTTGCCGATCTGGCGCTTCTGACCGACGGCGTCCCTGGGGTCGATGTTGAACGAGCGACCGTAGGCCACCTTGTACAAGTCCTCGCCCGTGCCTGCGTCGAAGTCCGCGAAGGCTTTTAGTTTCCAGCGCTCACCCGCCAAGAACGCCAACCCCCGGCCCTCGATGTTGGACAAGTCGGAGATGACCAGCTTCTTGCCGGGCGGCGCCACGATGCAACCGCGCACGGTGTTGGCCGTGAGGCGCATGACGTTAGGGAAAAACAGGTCGGCGCAGTTAGCCTTCAGCGCGTCGATACCTTCGTCAATCTCGGCCTGATTCATGTCAGGGCGAGGCATGTTCTGGGGCTGGAAGATGCGACCAGCCCAGCGTGCCGTGCGTTGTGCGCCTGCAAACTGCAAGGTGTTACGTAGCCTGCCGTCGGCGCTGGTGGCGTTGACCAAAGCCTTGTACTTTGCGGTGGAGGTCTTGGTCGCTTCCAAGCGGATGGACAGCAGCAGCTTCACGCCTTCGGGCAGCTCTGGGTCTTCCAGCCTGCGGCGCAGGGTGTCTGCCTTTAGGTCCGGCAGCGACACGCCGTACTCGGCACAGATGTAGGCGAGCAGGTTGTCGCGCTGGCTGGCGTTGGTGACCAGTCCGTCGGTCTCGTCGGTTACTTGGGCTTTGAGTCGCTTTTGTTCGATAGCCACGGCACGTATCGCGCTCTTGGCCAGCTCGACATCAACCGCAACCCCCCGGTCGTTAATACGCTGATCGAGGTGCCACAGGCCAAGCTCTGGGTGACCGCTTCGGTAGTTCCAGGTGGGCAGGCGCTTGCCGATGGCGCGCATTGCGACGATATCTTGTCGTGAGTATTCAAGGAACTCGGCCCATTCTTTGGGGTGTGTTTCACGGGTGGCCCTTCGCAGTGTTGAATTCTTTGGTCTAGGTTTGCAAAAAAGCTGGATCAGCTCGCGCCCGCGCTTGTCCTTGGCCAGGTCAGCCTCAAGCCCGACGATCTGGCCGATCTTATCCAGTCCACCAGGCAGGCCCTGCGCCATCGCCTGGATCATCGTGTCTTGCCAGCGCTCCACAGGCACGTCGATGTCCCAGCAGTGACGCAGCAGGGTGCGGTCGAACATGGAGTTGTGGGCGATGACGGTGACGCGAGGGTCTTGCAGGAAGCCCATGAGCACGGTGAGCGTGCCGTCGTTGGGGGATGTGCAATCTACGACCACCGGCTCGCCGTCATCGATAGCCCACTGCGCGACCGTGATCTCAGTGCTGGGGTGCTCGGCGTAGCGGTGGGTCCCGTGTGCTTTGAGATCGCACTCGCTGAAGGTTTCGCAGTCAAACCAGAGCGTGCTCATGTTTGCTGCCTGAAGTCTTTACCCTCGACCACGGTGCCGGGCTTGAGAGGGACAACCAGCAGTGGCTTATCTCGGAACCCGGTTACCACCACAACATCAGGTTGGGCCTTGGCATGTTTGAAAGCGTAGTCGAGCAGGGCCTCCTGTAGCTCTGCCAGTGTTAGGGTTACTTCGGTCGTCTTCATGTTCTACTTTCAAAAAATTAATCACCCGTTCCAAAGATTAACCGCTGTCGTTTTAAGGCTGCGCGGCCCTGCTCAGGTTGGCCCCCGATGAGCATCAAGCGGGCGGGAACCTCCCCCAATCTCTAGCTGTTTACCTCGTGGGTGAGCCGAAGCTCGGAAAAGCAGCCCCCGCTGTTTGGTGAAGGTGGGCGGGAGTTGAACCCGCTACGCGCATCACTGACACGCTCTCCCGGTGATATACACACCTTCACCAAACAGCCCTGTCTCCAGGGTCTTGCTGTTTGGTGAGGTAGGTGCGTGGGCTAGACGCAACTTCCAAGGTATCCCGTTTACCCACCTCACCAAACAGCCCTCCGTAGAGGGCCGGATGGGTTACGCGAAGTCGTCGGCGCCTGCGCCCTCGGTGACTTCCTCGAACTCGTCGGCGTCGGCTGGGCGGCCTGCACTGAACGAGTCGCCGTCGGCGAAGAACTGAATGCCGCGGAGCTGGGCGTTTACGCGCTGGCCGTAGGAGTTGTCCTGCGCCCACAGCTCAATGCTGGCGTTCACCATGCAGCCAGCATAGGGGCGGCCAGAGCGTGCAGACAACGGGCTGCGGTCACGGTCGATGACGGTGGGGGCTGCGTTCTCTTGCGCCGCTGCGTTGATAAAGAAGTTACCAGGGAAGCCGTCGTACTTGCTCTTGGTGTCACCGTCGTGCAGCGCCAGCTTGTCCTGCTTGTCCAAGCCCTTGACGGTAGCAGCGGCCTTCGCGCCCCACTTGCCGGTAGCGATAGCCAACTGCGCGGCCTTGATCTCTTCGAGCTGCGGGTGGTCGGCAGGGATCAGCAGCGTAGCGCTGTAGCGGGGCTTGCCTTCGCCTGCCACGGTGGTGGGCTCAAAGAGGTTAGGGAAAGCGAGGCGCACGTTCTTGAGCAGGATGCGACCGACTGGGTTTTGAGTAGTAGCCATGGTTGAAAAGTCCTTTAGTTGTTGGAAAAAGTGTTGTTGGAGATCGTTACGTTTTCGACAGCGCACCCTTTATTTAGGGCGCGCAATGCTTCGGCCTTCAGCCAGCCGTCTACGTGGGACAGTTTGAGGATGTCAGTGATCGCGTGCTGCACCGCTTTCACAGACTCCGGCGAGGCGCCGATGTTCAGCAGCGATGAGGGTTGCTTTTTGGTTGCCATGTATTTGCCTTTCATGCGAGAGAATCGACAGTCACGTCGGAGAAGTCATCTACAACCGGCGTGACTGTCAGTGCCGGACGAGAATCAGATACAGGGGCCACATGCTTTTTGGCAGGTGCCCTGGTGATAAGCGCTTCAACCTTGGGCCATTGGCGTGGTCCAATGACTGGGGGCGGTGCGCCTTCTTTTTGCGGCTTGATCCGGCCTTCTTTGTCGAAGACTGGTCCGAGCTTGGCAATCTGGGTCGGGCTCTTGACGCTGAAGTCGTAGAGCTGGTCTTCCTTCAGGCGCATCGACTTGAGCAAAGCCTCGGCAGCCTTCTCGTCAGACCACGCACGATTGCCTTGCTTGCCCTGCACCAGCTTGTAACCGGGGACGTTGTCACCGGCCAGCAGGCGGCGCTCGACCTCGGCACGCACGGCCTTGCACCAGTCCTCGATCAAGTCGGCTTTGGATAGGCAGGCGGCGAGCCATGCAGCATCGCCGGCAGCGGTTGACGGCACTAGGTCGTCTTCAATGGCCGCAAACTCATCCGGCGTAGCGGGCACCGAATCGAACGCTGTGGCTGCAACTTCAGCCCGCAGCGCCGGGCATGTAGCCTTAGCGCGGCAGAACTTGCACTGCTTCTCACCGGGGCGCAGGTAGGTCTCTTGCCACAGCACCGCGCCGTTGATCCCGCTGTAGTCGCTGGCGTTCTTGCACGAGTTCACCGCCGACCGCGCAGCGCCACGGCCCCACGCCTCCAGCTCCTCGACCGTGAGGTCGAACTCACTGGGTGCGGTCTTGATGCGGGGCTGGCTGATAGCCAGGCGCACCTTGGTGAAGTCTAGGCCCAGTTCTTGGTAGGCCTGCCGTGCGCCCAGTCCGTACAGGGACATTTGCGGGTTGCGCTCGGCGCTGACCTCGACGCCCATGCCGTACTTAAAGTCCACGACTATGAGCTCGTCACCACGGGCGATGATTACGTCCGCGGTGCCCCATGCGTCGGCCTCGGGGGTGTCGAGATAGCTGGCGTAGTTGACACGGATGTCAGCGAAGACCACGCCGTCGTCACCCTTGAGGTCGTTCACGTAGTCGAGGGTGACCTGGACGTGGCGGGCCATGTCCTCGTCAACCTCGAAGGTGAAGCCGTCAGCCTCAATTTTCTGAAACAGAAAATCTCGGGCAGGTAGGCCCTGTTGCAGCGCCCAGGTCAGGACTTGGTGCGCAGCGGTGCCCTCGGCAGCGTACTTGCTGGAGGTGTTCGGCAGGCCTTGCTGGAGCACATGGCTGCCAGGACACAGCATGCGCTGCTCAAAGCCCGAAGCGCTCCATTTGGAGTGGGCCGCTTCGGCCATTACGCAGCCTCCAACTCGGCCAGCTTGGCGTTCACCGCAGCGAGCGCTTCACCCCACTTGTCTTCGGCTAGTTCCTTGAACGTCTTGACGCCCAGGCTTGCGGCCACAGTGCCAGCGGCTTCACGGCTCTTGCCTGCCAGTGCGAACACCGCTTTTTGCAGGGTAGGGTAATCGACTGAGTCGGAGGGCTTCTCCGAAGAGGTGGCCGGCGCAGAGGCTACAGCCGGTGGTGTAGCTTCCGTGGCCGCAGGCTTTGCTGCCTTCACTGGCTTCGGGGCTTCCACCTTTTCAACAGGTGCAGGGGTCGTGCCGGTATCGGCAAAATAGGCCAGCATCGCGGCCTTGTCGGGGAATGAGAGGGTTACTTGGATCACGGGGTTTCCTTTTTGATTAGGGGTTTACGAATACGCCAATGCAGTGTAGCACATGCTAAAGCGCTAAAGCAAAAAATACCCGGCTATTTAGTCGGGTATTTTTGGTTTCCCTTGGGTCTAGTGAACGTAGAGCATTGCTACTACAGCGCCTACACAGGTCACAGCCACAAGGATCAGGATAACCCGCAGGCTGCGCCTGATGTCTGCGATCGGGTCATCCCACAGGCCGCCGTGCTCTGTCAGGTATTTGATGCGCTGGTTTAATTGTTCGTCGTCGTCCATCGCTTACCCCCTCAACAAGCGGACGAGCTTTGCAATGTAGGGCTCGTCGATCCTACCCACCAAGCGGTAGTGGTCGTAGACCAGACCCACCAAGGTGCCAAATACATCCGGCTTTAGCTTGAGCTTAACCTCGCGCACGGCTGTCGTGGTAGCGCGCACGCATTCAGCTAAAGCCTCATCGTCTATTCGGGTATTCCCTGAGTGCTCGCTGTCCATCCAACCCAGGGCAAGCCCTAGGGTGGCCTCAATCTCGCGGGCGACCTTTTCAGAGATTTCCCTAGACGGGTTAGGCCCAGCCAATTGAGCAAGATAGGAGCCGTTGCTGTGGCCGAGCTTCTTGGCCAATGAGGTCGGCCCACCCCACACCTTCATGAGCTCGCGCAGGTTCCCCCGTCGCGCTTCGTAGACAGACAACATCCGCCGAAAATACCAGAAATTACTTAATTGCTGCAAGTTCTTTACGGCATGCTAAAATATAGGGCATGACCTTAGACGTGCACTTTTCCTCCGCGACCGACGACTGGGCGACCCCTGACGACTACTTTCAGGAGGTCGTAGACGCTTTTGGCCCGTTTGATATTGACGTTTGCGCGGACTGCGACAACGCAAAGGCTCCTGTGTATTTCACGAAGGACCAGGACGGTTTAGCGCAGCAGTGGGAGGGCAGGTGCTGGATGAACCCACCCTATGGGCGGGAGATCGGTGCGTGGATGCAAAAGGCTTACGAGAGTGCCCTAAACGGTGCGTTTGTGGCGTGCCTGGTTCCAGCGCGCACCGACACCGCTTGGTGGCACAACTTCGCCATGAGGGGTGAGATCACATTTATCCGGGGTCGCCTGAAGTTTGGCAAAGCCAAGAACAGCGCACCGTTTCCAAGTGCTTTGGTTATTTTCCGCCCCCAAGATTTTTCCGACTTAGCTTAACAATATGAAAACGATCACTGTCATGCGCTCCTGGATGTCCGCCGCCACCCCCAACGAGCAGGAGCTGCTGGCGGCCAAGGTCGGCACCACCCGCGGCATGCTTTACCAGCTCTCCGGCGGCCACCGCCAGACCAGTGCCTCTATGGCGGGCAAGATCGAGGCCGCTACCGCCGAGATGCACAAGCACAGCAAGGGCAGGCTGCCCAAGGTCTACCGCACTGATCTGTGCGAAGCATGCCGTGAGTGCCAGTACGCCGCCAAGTGCCTAGGGGCTAGGGCTGTGGTGTCTGACTTTCCGATAGTAAGCAACAACCAAATGGAGCAGCAAGATGCGTAAACCAGCAAAGCTGAAGTCAAAATTCCCACACCTGCTATGGCATTACACCAACGGGGACGAAAATCTGTTCTTGCTTGGGCGCGATGAGCTGGCTGTATTTGCGCTGCTAGTTGCTGAGGCAGAGCGTAAAGGCTTGCCGGTATGAACTACACCATGGCCTTCATACTTGTTTGGCTGGGCTTCATGCTCGGGTTCTTTGTGGCTGCGCTAATGGCAGCCGGGCGCGACGACGAATGATCCAAGTCCTGCGCACCGGCATGCGGGTGGTGTTGTCCAGTGGCAACGTGCTCACGCTGGTGCGCAGGGAGCGCGCCTACTGGGTGTGCGTTTACGTCGATGGGTGCAAGGCCCGTGGCGAGGTGGAGTTCAGCGGGGAATATCTGCGCAAATGGGGTAGGGAAGTATGATGCAACAAGAACCAGTGATTCACAGCCACATCACGGATGTCCTACCCGACAACCATCTGCAAGCGTTTCAGAACGTTTGCTGTGGGAACTGCGGGGTACTTGTGCACGCCTTCAACAACGAGTGTATGCAGACCTGGGTAGAGACTGGCCGCGGCGCTTTTTGCCTTCGCTGCTTTGCCATGACAAACAGCTATGGCGTTCTGGACGACGGGTTAGCGCTCTAACTGTCTGTTCTTTAGCGCACTAAAAACTTTACAATCTGCTACACTCGTAGCGCCAACCGAAAGTTTAATCGTGTGCCCCTAGGTGGGGGCTGGGACTCTGTACACGCAGAGGAGGTTGGCGCTTCGCCCAGCCTCCACCTAGGTGCTTTCTGAAAGCGCCAAATGTCTTTTTCACTTCACTTAGGCAACTGCCTAGACACCCTCAAGTTGATGGCCGATAGCTCGGTCGATTCTATTGTCACAGACCCACCCTACGGACTGAGCTTCATGGGCAAGAAGTGGGACTACGACGTGCCTAGCGTGGAGATATGGGCCGAGTGCCTGCGCGTACTCAAGCCCGGTGGTCACTTGCTAGCCTTTGCTGGTACGCGTACACAGCACCGGATGGCCGTGCGGATCGAGGACGCCGGGTTCGAGATACGCGACGTGATCGCGTGGGTTTACGGCTCGGGCTTTCCGAAGTCGCTGGACGTGAGCAAGGCGATTGACAAGGCGGCTGGCGCGGAGCGTGAGGTGGTGGGGCGAAATCCAAACGATCGAGACGCAAACAGCGCGATTGATTTCAATGGAAAGGGGAACGGGTTTATCACCGCCCCCGCCACCGAAGCCGCCCGCCAGTGGCAAGGATGGGGCACAGCGCTCAAACCCGCCTTGGAGCCGATCACCGTTGCGCGCAAGCCGTTGGGGGGCACCGTGGCTGCGAACGTGCTGGAGCACGGCACGGGGGCGCTGAATATAGACGGGTGCCGGGTTGGGGGCGTCGAGTCGGGCCGCTGGCCCGCAAACCTGATCCATGACGGTAGCGACGAGGTGCTGGCGGGGTTTCCTGTGACCAAGAGCGGGGCGCTGACCGGCGGCACCAACGAGTACCAAAGCAGTGAAGGCAGCGCCGCCCGCTTTTTTTACTGCGCTAAGGCCAGCAAGAAAGACCGCGACGCCGGGTTGGAGGGGTTTGAGGAAAAAGCAGCACCAGCCAGCAGCGGCAATCGGTTGGAGCGGATGGGTAGCAAATCCGGTCCTCGCGCCAACATTCACCCAACGGTCAAACCCACTGACCTCATGGGCTACCTGTGCCGCCTTGTCACCCCGCCGGGGGGCATCGTACTTGATCCGTTCATGGGCTCGGGCAGCACGGGTAAGGCCGCTGTGCGCGAGGGCTTCCGCTTTATCGGCTGCGAGATGAGCCCGGAGTACATGGCGATCGCCGACGCGCGCATAGCGTTTGAGCTCTATGGAGACCTGGCATGACCGCGGTCACCACCATCAAACCCCACATATCTAGCGTCGTGGCCCCCGACGAGATGCGCAACCTGCCAGGCTGGCTGGTGTGGCGCTTTGAGCACCACGAGGGTGAGGACAAGCCCCGCAAGGTGCCTTACTACACCGGCGGGGCCAAGCGCCACGGCAAGCAAGGCGAGCCCCAAGACCTCCAGCAACTGACCACCTTCGACGCTGCGCGCACCGCCGCAGCCCGCCGTGGCTTTGATGGTGTGGGCTTCGTGCCACGACCTGAGTGGAATATCTGCGCGCTGGACTTCGACCACTGCGTCGTGAACGGCGAACTGCACCCAGACCTGGAGCCCATTGTCAGCGGCACCTACGCCGAGTACAGCCCCAGTGGCACGGGCGTGCGCGCTTTCGTCAAAGGCCAGTACGGCAACAGCAAGGCCAGGGGTGAGCCCTATGGGTTTGAGGTATTCAGTTCCAAGGGTTTTGTCACGTTCACGGGCAACCGGCTGGGCGTGGTGGACATCTTGGGCAACGCCAACACGGTGGCCACGCTCGACGCTCCAGTGCGCGAGCTGTGCGGTCGGCGCTTTGCCAAGCCCGCCCCAGAGCTGCACGTCAGTGCTGGCGAGCCGGTAGGGCTCACTCCCACTCAGATAGAGAGCTTGCTCGGCGCACTTAGCCCGAACCTACCGCATGATGAATGGTTGTCGGTGGGTATGGGCCTGCACCACGAGACCCAAGGCGAGGGCTTTGACTACTGGTGCGACTGGTCGGAGCTTGGCGACAAGTTCCCCGGGCGTGAGGTGTTGCTACAACGTTGGTCCAGCTTCGGCAAGAACCACGACCGCACTGTCACTATCCGCACGGCCATGAAAATGGCGGGCATGAGCCCCAACACCTCGGCCAGTGCCGATGAGTTTGAGAGCTTGGTCGATACGCCAGCGCCGGAAGCCAAGCCCCCGCGCTTCAACTTCGAGCCCGTCCACCAGTTCAGCAGCACCACCGCGCTGCCTTGGATCATCAAGGGCGTGCTGCCCAAGGCGGGGATGGGCGTGGTCTATGGCGCCAGCGGTTCGGGTAAGTCCTTCGCGGTGCTGGATATGGGCATGGCGATAGCCAGGGGCGTGGAGTGGCGCGGGCGCAGGGTCAAGCAGGGCAGGGTGGCCTACATCGCTGCCGAGGGTGCTGACGGCTTTAGGAAGCGCGTGGCCGCCTACGCCCAGCACAACGCCGTAGACCTGAGCTCAGTGCCCATGACGGTACTCAACGCCACGCCCAACCTATTAGAGAAGCAGGACGCAGTGGACGTAGCCAAAGGCATTAAGGCCAGCGGTGGCGCTGACCTCATCATTGTGGACACGTTTGCCCAGACCACCCCGGGGGCCAACGAGAACGCGGGCGAGGACGTGGGCAAGGCGCTGGGCTACTGCAAGCGTATCCACGAGGTCACAGGGGCTATGGTGCTGCTCATCCACCACTCGGGCAAGGACGCCACCAAGGGTGCCAGGGGCTGGTCAGGGTTACGGGCTGCTGCTGACGCCGAGATCGAAGTGGTGCGCGAGGGCGATGCCAGGGCGTTGCGCCTAACTAAGAGCAAGGACGGCGAGGACGGGCTGCTGTGGGGCTTCGCCCTTGAGGTGGTGCAGTTGGGACTGGACGAGGACTTAGACCCCATAACCAGCTGCATCGTGGTTGAGGCTGCGGTGCCGACCGTGGGCGGGGTGACCCTGAAAAAACTAGGCCCAGTTGAGGCCATCGTGAACGCCGTGATCCAAGAGTTTGCCATCGCTCAGACCAGTGGCATCGAGGTAGGGCCAGTCATTGCAGAGGCGGTGAAACGCATGGACCCACCGGCCGATGGCAAGCGGGATTCACGTAAGCAACGTGTAAGAAGGGCGCTTGAAGCACTCACGGCAGGCGACGAAGCGCCTTATTGGATAGGGGACGACAAGTGCATAACGGTGTGCTGAACGTGCAGTTCTATGCGGATTGGCACTGCAACGTGCAACGCGACTGCAACGTTGCACCGTGTTGCAGTGTTGCGCAGCTTCAAAAAGTGCAACGCAACGCAACGCCGCCCTATAGGGGCGTTGCAGTGTTGCACTGAAGCGGTCGAAAAACGGGTCGAATGAGCAAAGTTTTACGTGTTCGTGGACTGGTAAAAGAAAGGCGCAAAAAATGCAGAAACTGGTTGAACTCAACGAAAACGGACGTCGCATTGGCCAACACCACCCTCGGGCAAAACTCTTGAACGCGGAGGTAGAGCAGGTGCTGGACTTGCTGGACAGTGGGCTAAGCTATTCGGCGGTGGCGGCAAAGATGGACGTGAGCAAGTCCTGCGTGCAGCACATAGCCAACGGCTCACGGCGCAGCCAGATCGTGGCGCGGGTGGTCAAGAAGGTATCCGTGTCGGTGTAGCACGGCGCTAAAGTCTCTGACATGGCCCCTAAACCCTTTGATTGGAAACCCGTCTACTTGGCAGCCCTGCGTGAAGTTCCTGTGATTGCTCATGCGTGCAAAGCCGTGGGCATAGATCGCACGACAGCTTGGCGCTTGCGGGAATCCGACGAGGAGTTCGCCAAGGCCGAGCAGGAAGCCATGGAGGACGGTGTGGACCGCGCCGAGGCGGAAGCCTTCAGGCGAGGCGCTGTGGGCTTTGAGGAGCCTGTCCTAGACAAGGGCCGTCTGTCCTACAGATACGAGCGCTACGAGGTCGAGGACGCGGACGGCAAGAAGCAGGAACAGTGGCGCATGGTACTGGACGACAACGGCCAGCCTATTCCGCTCACCGTGCGCAAGCACAGCGACGCACTACTAGCCTTGGTGCTCAAGGGCAGGCGCAAGAAGGTCTACGCAGAACGCACCGAGATCACGGGCGCCGACGGCGGGCCCATGGTTGTGGACGAAGCCACCCGCAGCGCCCGCGTAGCCCAACTGCTGGCCCTAGCGGCACAGCGCAAAGACTTTGAGGACTTGGCATGATCGAAATTATCGGATTCATAGGTTTCGGCCTTTTGGCAGTGGCTGCCGTGTTTGTGCTGATCGTCGGGGGCTTCGCCACCTACGTGCGTTGGCGCGGCATTTTGTCGGGCGAATGGAGCCCCTTGGACGAACTCGGCATCCGATGACCCCAGCCCAAGCGCGCGAGCTTGAGCGCTACCTGACCCCCAAAGAACGTGAGGAGCTGCACGCCCTCGTGGCTGCGGACATCAAGGCCGCCAAGTGGCGCCCACTACCCGGCCCTCAGACAATGGCCTACCAGTCCAAGGCCGACGTGATTGGCTTCGGTGGTGCCGCCGGCGGGGGCAAGACAGACCTAGCCGTGGGGCTGGCCATCACCGAGCACTACCGCACGCAGTTCTTTAGGCGCGAAGGCCCGCAGCTCACGGGCGTGATTGACCGCCTGGCCGAGATCGTGGGTACGCGCGACGCCATCAACGGCAAGCCAGCGGTGTACCGCGACGCCGACGACAGGCTGATCGAGTTCAACTCCATGCCCAACCTGGGCGACGAGACCAAATACCAAGGCCGACCCAAGGACTTGCTGGTCATCGACGAGGCCGCCAACTTCTTGGAGCAGCAGGTACGCTTCGTCAAGGGCTGGGTGCGTACCACACGCCCCGGCCAACGCACGCGCACGCTGCTGACCTTCAACCCACCCACCAACGCCGAAGGGCGCTGGGTAATCGACTTCTTTGCCCCGTGGCTGGACAAGAAGCACAGCCTGTACCCCACCGAGCCGGGCAAACTGCGCTATGTCTATGTGGACCCCGAGACGGGGAAGGACGTGTGGATCGCTGACGACGATGGGCGTGAGTTCGTCTTCCAAGGTGCTGAGCGCGTGCACGAGTTCGACCGCAGCAAGTACCGGCCCGAGGAGATCATCCGCCCTGAATCGCGCACCTTCGTGCCCTCACGCATCACGGATAACCCGTTCCTCGTGTCCACGGGCTACATGGCGCAGCTCCAAGCCCTGCCCGAACCCCTGCGCAGCCAGATGCTGCTAGGTGACTTCCAAGCGGGCATTGAGGATGACCCGTGGCAGGTGATCCCTACCCGCTGGGTGGAGATCGCACAGGAACGCTGGAAGGAGCGCGCACGCAAGGGCGAGCTACTGTCCATGGGCGTGGATGTGGCCCGAGGAGGCAAGGACAACACGGTCATAGCAAAGCGCTACAAGACCGAGGACACCGACCACTGGTACGACCGGCTCAAGATGCACCCAGGTACAGAGACACCGAACGGACGCATCGTTGCGGGCTTGGTCATTGCTGAGCACCGAGACCATGCACCCATCCACCTCGACGTGATTGGGGTAGGGGCCAGCCCCTACGACGTGCTGACGGAGGCCAGCCAGCCCGTGTATGGCGTGAACGTGAGCGAGAAGGCCACGGCCATGGACAAGTCTGGGCGCTTGTCGTTTTTCAACCTGCGCAGCCAATCGTGGTGGCAGATGCGCGAAGACCTCGACCCGGACGCCGAGAACGGTATTTGCCTGCCTCCCGATCCGGACTTGCTCAAGGAGCTATGTGCCCCACGCTGGGAGTTGTCGGGCATGACCATCAAGGTCGAGTCCCGCGAGGACATCATCGACCGCGTAGGCCGCAGCCCCGACCGGGCGAGCGCGCTGATCCTTGCACGCATGGATACACCCAAGGTGCCAGCACTGCGCTACCTGAACCGAGAAGCCACGCCGGACAACGTGCTCGACTGGAATCCATACAAGTAGGGTATCCGTGTCGCAACGGCACGCACTTACGATGCGCGAGAACCTACCAAGGAAACCCGCGCCATGTGCCTGCCATCTAGCCCCAACATTCCGCCCCCACCTCCGCCTCCCCAGGCTGTCAAGCAGCCTGACGCTGCGGTGGCTACGGAGACGTTCAAAAAGAACCGCGCGTCCTCGGCAATGGGTGGTGGCTCCCTGCTCACCGGCCCGAGCGGTGTCGCTAACTCGGCCCTGACCACGGGCAAGACCACACTGCTGGGCGGGTAACGGTGACGCAAACATTCATTGCCCACGTTATGGCGCTGTACGTGTCGGGGGTATGGACGCACGGCGCACCCGCCGGGCGAGAGCTTTACTACCGAACACGCGCCGCGGTCACCTACGACCGTACGTTTGATATCGCGAAGGCCGGGTAATGGACGAACCCATCAACAAACGCCAGCGCATCCTCGCGCGCAAGTCTGCGCTGTGGACCGAGCGCTCTAGCTGGGTCACGCATTGGCGTGAGATCAGCGAGCAGCAACAGCCACGCGCTGGGCGTTTCGTTGTCACTGACCGCAACAAGGGTGATAAGCGCTCGAACACCATCCTCGACAACACCGCCGTGTTCGGCGCACGAACCTTGGCCGCGGGCATGATGTCGGGCATGACCAGTCCCGCGCGCCCATGGTTCCGGCTGGAACTCAAAGACAAGGACCTCATGGAGAACGGCGCGGTGAAGGCTTGGCTGCATGACACTGCCACGTTGATCCGCGCCATCTTTGCCAGCTCCAACACCTACCGCAGCCTGCACAGCATCTACGAGGAGCTGGGCCTGTTCGGCACCGCTGCCGCCATCGTGTTGCCCGACTACGAGAACGTGCTGCATCACTACACCATGACCATTGGCGAGTACGCACTGGGCACCAACTACAAGGGCGAGGTGGACACCGTTTGCCGCGAGTTCCAGATGCAGGTAGGCCAGATGGTCGGCCAGTTCACGCTCAACAACGTGAGCCAGACCGTGCGCGACCTGTACAACAGGGGCAACCTCGACGCCTGGGTGGACGTGGTGCACATGATCCAGCCCCGCAAAGACCGCGACACCTCCAAGCTCGACGCCAAGAATATGAAGTTCGAGTCGTGCTACATCGAGCCAGGCAAGGATCAGTACGACAAGTACCTGAGCGAGTCAGGCTTCAAGCGGTTTCCTGCGCTGACCCCGCGCTGGGTCGTGACAGGCAACGACATCTACGGCACCAGCCCCGGCATGGAATGCTTGGGTGACGTGAAGCAGTTGCAGCACCAGCAGCTGCGCAAGGGCCAAGCCATTGACTACCAGGTTAACCCACCCCTGCAAGTGCCCACCAAGTACAAGGAAGCCAGCAAGGCGCGCCTGCCCGGTGGTGTGTTCTACGTGGACAGCATGGGCCAGAACGCCGGAGTGCGCTCGGCCTTTGAGGTCAACCTGAACCTGCAGCACTTGATGCTGGACATTCAGGACGTGCGCGAACGCATCCGCCAGTCGTACTACGCCGACCTGTTCATGATGTTGGCCAACGACACCCGCAGCGGTATCACCGCTACTGAGGTGGCCGAGCGCCACGAAGAGAAGCTGCTCATGCTTGGCCCCGTACTGGAGCGCCTGCAGAACGAGCTACTGGCCCCGATGATCGACACAGCCTTCGACTATGCCGAGTCCGCCGGCATCCTGCCCCCACCTCCACGCGAGCTGGAAGGCATGGAGATCAAGGTCGAGTTCATATCCGTGCTGGCACAAGCCCAGCGTGCAGTCGCGTCGCAAGGCGTTGATCGCCTGCTTGGCACTGTGGGCCAACTGGCAGGGCTCAAGCCCGACGTGCTGGACAAGATCGACTTCGACCAGGTTATCGACGACTACGGCGATATGTACGGGGTAAACCCCAAGATCATCATCCCCGACGACGCAGTGGCCGCCATGCGACAGCAGCGTGCGCAGGTCGCGCAGCAAGCTCAGGCGGGCGCCGCACTTCAGCCGATGGTTGAGGCCGCCAAGACAGCGGGAGAGATCGATATGCAAGGCGTGCAGGATGTCATGCAGTCATTGCAAGGCTACGGCACGGTCAACGGCGCAACAGTTTAAGGAGCACATCATGGAATTCCAAGAGATCAGTCTAGCCCTCGGTGGCCCAGGCCAATCGCAAGCGGTATCAATCAGCACCACCAGCGTACAGAGCACGGCTATCACCACCGGCACCGCCGTGGTAACCCCGTCCGTTGAATGCTTCGTTCGATACGGCTCCAACCCGACGGCACTGTCCGACGGCACCGATCAGATTCTGCTAGCAAACGTCATGTACCGCTTGGCGTTCCCCACCGGTAGCAAGCTCGCGTTCAAGACCACCAGCGGTACCGGCACGGTCTACATCACCCCAGGGGCGTAAATGCTCGGGCTCGGCATACGTGGCGTAGGCATCACAGGCTCGGGAGGGGAAACCACGCCCGACTTCTGGCTGAACTTCTCCAACCCCTCGAACGCCACTCTTGGCGTGACGCGAGTGCGGGGCACTCTGGACAACGCGGAAAGCACTCCAGACTTTTGGCTGAACTTCTCCAACCCCACGAACGCTACGCTAGGTGTCACCGAAGTACGCGGGACACTGGCGACGGGCGGGGGTGATAGCCTGATAACGCCGAGCGTAACTATCAGTCGCACCAGTGGCGTGGCCCCGTTGGCAATCCACTTTGACGCTACAGCCACCACGGCGGTGGACTACACCGACCGCCCAATCCACGACATCGAATACCGGTGGGACTTCGGGGACGGCAACACCACCCCATGGTCGTACGGGGTATTGCCCGGCACGTTGCCACGCAACACCGCATACGGCCCTGTTGCTGCGTACGTTTACGAAACCGAAGGAACACACACGCCTATCCTGTACGCACGCCGTAGAAAGGACGACGGCTCCTTCGACACGGCAACCCAGCCCCAGACCAGCATTACCGTAACCGCCGAGGATGCGGAGTTCGCAGGCACCAAAACTATTTGCGTGTCCACTTCGGGCGACTTCACTGGTGCCCCCGCTGGCTGCGTGCAAGTCACTAGCTCTAACGCAGTTACCGCAATCAGTGGAAACATCGGCTCCGGCAATAAGCGCATCTTGTTCAAGCGCGGTGAGACGTTTAACGCAGGCTCGCAGATCGTTATCAACCGACCCGGACCTTGCATTGTTGGTGCTTTCGGTTCTGGGGCAAAACCGATAATCAACCGGACAAGCTCGGTAACCTTGATGGAGTGGGGTAGCTCTTCTACCCCCGACACCGTGTACGACTGGCGCTTTCAAGACTTGGTTTTTGAAGGTAGCTCGGTTGCAGCCGCGGCTGTCGAAGGCCGTGGCAGTTGCAGCCAAATGTTGATGCTCAGGTGCGACGTGCGCAATGCCAACTTCATGTGGCTATTCAGCGGCTCGACAATCAATGGGTTGAATGCGCCTCCGAATGAGTTTACACATGCTCCATGGGATGAGTTCTATCTAGTCGATTCAACTTTCTACAACCTCATCGGCACCAGCAGCAGCGGCTCATGCACCATCTTTGCCGGGTTTGATCGTTTCGCAATGCTTGGGAATGATTTTGACAACAACTCCTCCGGTGAGCATGGATGCCGAACACAGTTCACAAACCGCTGCGTCTACTCGTACAACACGATTAGAAACATTCAAGCGGGGAAAGCAAACTTGTCAATCCGCGGTGGCAACTTTGCGGGCGACAACACCTATGCTGCTGGGCTCTATTCCGAAAAGAACGTAGTTTCCTGCAACAACTTTGTTGGCGGAAACTCTGGCGGGATAATGGGCATCGGCCCACAGAACAGCGATAACGACGAACGCGGGCGCGACATGATCGTGGAGTGCAACATGTACACAGGAAGCGCGAGCACGCTTAACGTCAATACCTGCGCGCAGCCGGATATTACCTACCGGAATAACGTCATATTGTCCCAGACCGGCGGCGTATTTTGCGCTATCGAGAAGAGCGGGCTTGTTCCGATTCCGACGAACGTCAATTTCTACGGCAACAGTCTGTACACATCGAATTCGGACGCGGGTACGTTCTTTAACTTCGTCAGCTGTACGGTAGAGATTGGTACTGGAATCCCTGTTCCTGGTGACCCCAATGAAGCGATACGCAAGGGAGAAACCGCACCGGCAGGTTCTATTACCGTCGAGTCCAAGAATAACTTGGTCTATGGGCCTAATCTTGTGAACGACGCTGGGATGTTCTACACGACCGGCGCGGCGGCATTTACTGCCAGTAACAACACCGCCAACAACACGGGTAACGCGCCTGCAATTAAGACCTCGAACCCGAACTTCACAACACAACCCCCGACGACTATCGCGCACTTCAAACCTGTCTCCGGCTACGCCGTTGGTGGAGGTGGTACGGGCGCTGACCGTGTGCACGGGCGATATGTGGACATTCTGGGAGTCGAAATTCCCGCAACCCCAGACATCGGCGCAGTAGCCGCATAAGGACGAACCATGCCAACAATCACCATAAGCGAAAGAACCGGCGCGGACCACGCTGGTATTGCCAGCGCAAACCTACGCTCAAATGCGCCCACTACGAACTACTTGGGTGGTAGCGCCTTTGAGGTCACTGAGTTTTTTACTGGGGACTACAAACACAACCTTTTTGTAATAACCAACAACACGGGCCTTACTGGAACTGTTACCGTTTCAGGCGCTGACTTTACCGTGCGCTGCTCTGACGCTAGCAACGCCATCCACAGCTTCGCCCTACACCACGTCACAGCCGCAGCGACTGCTTCGCAGGCTACATGGCTCAACAGAACCACCGCAGACGCGTGGACTGTTGCGGGATGCTACACGGCAGATCAGAGTGATGCCACAGATGCGAACACAACGGCACTTGCCGTGGCCTTGAATGCAACCGCGGGCACTGACCTGGTGCTCACTGGCGCGGGCCTAGACTCTCTTTTGTCCCAACTTTTGAGCGGCACCATTAGTGAATTGCGCTTGTTGATGGTGCGCACTTTCCTTTTGGTGGACCCGGAAGACCCTGAAGGGCCAGCGCACGAGGATGGGGCTCCCAACGACTTCACGTTTGCCGAGTTTCGAGGTGTAGGAGACACCTCGCTTGGCCCAATCCTTACCGTGCCGTACACTGTAGGCTCGTCTGGCCCTACCGTTTCCAGTATCACCGCAACCAGCCCAACGGAAGCAGGTAACATAGTCTTCACCGTCACCTTAAGCGAAGCGGTCTCCGGCAGCGACGCAACGTATGCATACTCGTGGGGCGGCACAGCCACCAGCGCGGATTACACGCAGGCGCTAACAACCGGCATGTGCGCGCGCACTGGTGGGGCGTCAGGTGCTGTGACTGTTTCCGGCTCGAACGTGACAGCCGAGGTGGGGGTGTCCGCCTTCACCATCACAGTGCCCACCACCACCGACGCACTGGACGAGAACGACGAGACGGTAATCCTGACCCTCGGCGGTACAGCCTCGTCAACGGTCACCATCACCGACGACGACGCAGCGCCCACGATTACATCGAGCGACGCGACGCAGGTAGGCGACACGGTAACCTTCACGGTAACGATTGCCGCCAGTGGCAAGACCGTGACATTGGACTACGCCACCTCTGACGGAACCAAGACCGCGGGCGTCGATTACACCGATACGTCCGGCACGTTGACCTTCACCCCCGGCGAGACGAGCAAGGACATTGTGGTGACCCGCCCCTAGGGTATCCGTGATGTGGTAAGCGCCATCTACGATGCGCTTACTTTAACCATGAGAGACCCAACCGACCTACGCAGCCAAGACCGTGAAGCCGAAGCCGACGAGCTAGGGGCACGCGAGCAACGCCGCAAGGAGCTGGATGATATCAAGTGGCTAATGGCTCACCCTCAAGGGCGCCGGGTTGTGACCCGTCTGCTAGAGGAGGCAGGTGTTAACCGGACTTCGTTCAACCATAGCGGCAGCGTTATGGCCTTCAGCGAAGGCAAGAGACACATCGGTCTTTTTCTTACAGCCGAATTGTTGCAGGCCGCACCGGAGGGGTATTTCAAACTATTGAAAGAATACCAGGCCAAAGAATGACAACTGATACGACAGCGGAAACCACTACACCTTCCAACGACAGTGGGGAACCGACGACTGAAAACCCTGTGACGACGCCAGCGACGACGGACGCCGCGACCACGCAGCCCGCAGAGACCAAAGCCCCCGAGGCAGCGGCACCTGAGAGCTACGAGTTCAAGATGCCCGACGGCGTGCAGTTGGATAAAACCGCTGCCGACGAATTCACAGCGATTGCCAAGGAGCTAAAGCTCGACCAGGCAATGGCGCAGAAGGTAGCCGACGTAGGGACCAAGATGGCCCAACGCCAGATTACCGATCACGCCAAGCGGGTAGAGACTTGGCTGGAGGAAGCGAAAACCGACAAGGAATTTGGCGGCGATAACTTCACCGAAAACGTGGCAGTAGCACGCAAAGCGCTTGATACGTTTGGTACTCCTGAACTCAAGGAAATACTCGATGGCTCAGGCTTCGGCAATCACCCTGCGGTGATCCGGGCGTTCTACAAAATCGGCAAGGCGATCAGTGAAGACGGGTTCGTTAAAGGCTCCGCTAAAGGGCCAGAGACGGACGTAGCAAAGCGCATGTTTCCCACAATGAATTAACTTGAAAGGTACTTAAAATGGCAACCCTGTCTATCACCCACCCAACGCTCTTGGATGTCGCCAAGCGTTTGGACCCCAACGGCAAGATCGACTCCATCGTCGAACTGATGACCGCCCAGAACCCTATCTTGGACGACTTGACGTTCATGGAAGGTAACCTGCCAACCGGTCACAAGACCACGGTTCGCACCGGTCTGCCCACTCCGACATGGCGCAAGCTGTACGGTGGCGTGCAGCCCACCAAGTCCACCACTGCGCAGGTCACTGATTCGTGCGGTATGTTGGAAGCCTACGCCGAAATCGACAAGGCACTAGCCGACTTGAACGGCAACACCGCTGCCTTCCGCTTGAGCGAAGACGCCGCCCACATCGAAGGCATGGCCCAAGAGCACGCCCAGACTCTGTTCTACGGCAACGAAGGCACCGAGCCTGAAGCCTTCACCGGCCTGGCACCTCGCTACAACAGCCTGTCCGCCCAGAACGCAGACAACATTATCGACGCCTTCAGCGGCTCCGGTGGTGACTTGACCTCGATCTGGTTGTGCGTGTGGGGTCCACAGACCGGCTTCGGCATTTACCCCAAGGGTAGCCAGGGCGGTTTGCAGATGACCGACAAAGGCCAGGTGACCATCGAGAACGTGGACGGTGCAGGCGGACGCATGGAAGGTTACCGCACTCACTACCGCATGGACTCGGGTCTCACGATCCGCGACTGGCGCTACTTCGTGCGCGTGGCCAACATCGACGTGAGCGAGTTGACCACCGACGCAAACACCAAGAACTTGGTCAAGTGGATGATGCAGGCAGCCGAGCGCATTCCTCAGTTGGGCAAGGGTCGTGCGTGCTTCTACATGAACCGCAATCTGCGCGAGAAGTTGCGCATCGGTATCTTGGAGAAAATCTCCACCAACCTGAGCTGGGAAACCGTCTCCGGCAAGCGCGTGATGACATTCGATGACATCCCTGTCCGTCGCACTGACGCACTGGTGAACACCGAATCCCGCGTGGTCTAATTCCAACCGAACATTGAAAGGTATTTATCATGATTCTCGACGAACGTAACGAATTCGCAGACGCCGTATCGGTGGCAGCTGCGGCAGGTACCGCCTTGATTGGTGATGTGATGGACTTAGGCACCGACGGCGTAAACCAGGTTGACGACCTCTTCCTGGTTATCCAGACCTCTACGGAGATCATCACTGGCGGCACCGCTGGAACCATCCAGTTCTTCCTGTGCTCTGACGCTGCGGCCACTTTGGCCTCTGCTGTGGTGGCCAACTGTACGACTCACGTATCCAGTGCGATCTTGGTGACGGACGACGCCGCTGCCAACTCCACCGCGTTGAACGCGGGCGAGTACATCTACGTGGGCAAACTGCCTCGTGGTGTGTACGAGCGCTACCTTGGCATCTTGTGCACCATCGGTACTACCACTGTGACGGCTGGTGCCATCAACGCCTTCCTGACCATGAACCCCCCAAGCTGGAAAGCGTTTGATGCGCCTTACCAAGCCTAAGGACTAGCCCATGAAAATCGTTGCTATCAAGCCAGCGTTTTACAATGGGCGGCGCGTGCGCGTAGGCGACGCCTTGGACATCCCGCAAGGGACCAAGGGGTCGTGGTTCGCGCCCGTTGCATCCGAGGAGGCGAAAGCCGCCAAGGCCAAGCCCGCGAAGCAGGAGCCAAAAGCCCTATCGGAGTTGGGTTCGGACAAGGCTAAGGCGTTTACCGACGTACTGGCTTAACGCCCGCCGGGCAAGTCAAAAGGGTACGCACAATCTGCGTACCCTTTTTCTTTGGGTATCCGTGTCGTAAACCCAGCCCCCTACACTGAGCGCCATCGGAGAACCTAATGGCCTCAGTCGCACAAATTTGTAACATGGCGTTGAGCCATATCGGCTCGGACGCCCGCGTCTCAAGTATCAGCCCCCCTGACGGCAGCGTTGAGGCAGGCCACTGCGCCACCTTCTACGACTTGGCTCGCACCGAGCTGCTAGAGCCAGGCAGCTGGCGCTTCGCGCTCAAGCGCGCGGCATTGGCCGAAGTCACCAACGAGAGCACCGCCTGGGCCTACGCGTACGCGCGCCCATCCGACTGCCTCACCCCTAAGCGCATCCTGCGCCCAGGTACGACGCTGACCGTTTTCACGCAGGACGAAAGCGAGTACATCCCCAACGACGGCGACTCGGCCAACTTTGAGATCGAAGGTGACGTGGTTTACGCGAACGAGCCCGACGCTGTGATGCTCTACGTTCGGGACGTTACCGACACCAACAAGTTCACGCCCGGCTTCGTGGCGACACTGGGCTACTTGTTGGCCAGCTACTTGGCCGGGCCTATCGTCAAAGGCAACGAAGGTGTGAAACTGGGCGACGGCATGCGCCAGCGCGCCATGTCTATTGGCTCCGCCGCAGCCACGACCTCGGCCAACGCGAGCAGCACAAGCAGCGACTTCACTCCCAGCCACATCAACGCGCGGCTATGAGCACCAAGATTCTGCTGCGTAGCTTTGCCGGGGGAGAGATCACGCCCGAACTGGCTGGACGCCTCGACCTCGTGAAATTTCAGACGGGGTTAGGGTTATGCCGCAATTTCATAACCCTACCGCACGGGCCTGCTGCCCGACGCACAGGTTTTGAGTTTATCAATGAGGCCAAGACCAGCCCCAGCGCTGTGCGCCTGATCCCGTTCTCGTTCAGTGCCACGCAGACTGCCGTACTGGAGTTTGGCGACCTGTACATCCGGTTTCACATTGGTGGTGCTACGCTACTGGAAACCAACAAGACGATCACGGGAATCACCCAACCGGCGGGGGTAGTGACCAGCGCGGCCCACGGCTACAGCAATGGCAACTGGGTGTACCTCGCCGCCGTGGTCGGCATGACGCAGCTGAATGGGCGTTTTGTCGTGGTCTCTGACGCCGCGGCTGATACTTTCCGCATGAAGGACTTTGCGGGCAACTACATCACGACCGGCAGCTACGGCACCTACGTGTCCGGTGGCACAGCTGGACGGGTCTACACGCTGACCAGCACCTACGCCGCTGCCGATCTGTTCGATCTGCACTTCGCTCAGAGCGCGGACGTTATCACGATCACGCACCCCGGCTATCCCACGCGCGAGCTGAAGCGCCTGGGCGCAACCAACTGGACAATCACCGACGTGTCGTTCGCCCCGACCATCGCCGCCCCGTCGGCGCCGAGCGTCACCCCCACCGTGGCCGTGGCCGGCAGCGCCTCACCGCAGGAGTATTGCGTCACCTCCGTAGCAGCGGACGGAGTGACCGAATCGCTGGGCAGCACCAGCACTACGGTCTCGAACGACCTGTCCATCGCCGGTAACTACAACACCATCACCTGGGGCGCCGTCACGGGGGCCACGCGCTACAACATCTACAAGCGCAGGGGCGGGGGCTTTGGCTACATGGGCCAAACCACAAGTCTGTCCGCTGTGGACGAGAACATCCTGGCAGACACCACACAGTCACCGCCCGAGGACATCATCGAACTGAACACCGGGGCGGGTGATTACCCGGCGGCCACCACTTACCACGAGCAGCGTCGATGGTTTGCAGGTAGCACCAACAAGCCCCAAGTCGTATGGGGCACCCGCACTGGCACTGAGTCGAACCTCACGTCTAGTTTGCCGTCGCGCGATGCCGACGGCCTCGAAGTGCGCGTCGCCTCGATGCAGAACAACCAGATCAGGCACCTCGTACCACTGGCCGACCTGATCGCGCTCACCGCTGGTGGCGAGTTCCGCTTGTTCGCAGACGGTGCGCCCGCCATTACCCCTAGCTCCATCTCTATCAAGCCCCAAGGCTACAGCGGCGCCAGCAACGTGCAGCCGGTAGTGAGCGAGGGCTCTGTACTGTTTGTGCAAGCCCAAGGCTCCCGCATCCGCGAGCTGGCCTACAACTGGGAGAGCAACGCCTACCGGTCGGTGGACGTGTCGCTCATGGCCCCGCACCGGTTCAACGGCTACACCATCACCCAGCTCGCCTACACCCGCGCACCTGAGCCTACGCTGTGGGCGGTGCGCAACGACGGCGTGCTGCTGGGTATGACCTACGTGCCCGACCAGCAGGTGTTCGGCTGGCACGCACACGACACCATCGGTGCCTTTGAGTCCGTCTGCGTTGTGGCCGAAGGTAACGAGGACGTGCTCTATGTGGTGGTCAAGCGTGAGATCGAGGGACGCGAAGCCCGCTACATCGAACGCCTACGCACCCGCACGTTGACCGCACTGGAGGACGCATTCTTTGTGGACTCCGGCCTGAGCTATTCGGGCACGCCCGTCACCACCCTGCGTGGACTCTGGCACCTAGAAGGTGAGACGGTGGACATCCTAGCCGACGGTTCCGTGGAGCCTACGCAGGTAGTGACCGACGGCACGATCACGCTGGAGAACGCGGCTAGCAAGATCAGCGTCGGCCTCAACATCGTGGCCGACTTACGCACTCTCCCGCTGGCACTGGAAGGTGCCCAGGCCTCCGGGCAAGGCACCATCAAGAACGTGAACAAGGTGCACATCCGGGTGGGCCAGTCCAGCCTGGTCAAGGCTGGACCGTCGTTCGACCGGCTGCGCGAGTACCCGGCGCGTGAGGTGTCTGACCCCTACGGCTCGCCACCAGCGCTGCGCGACGGCGAGCTGTCGCTATCCGTCGATCCAAGCTGGAGCACTGACGCCGCCGTCTGCATCCGCCAGGATGCACCCGTGCCGCTCACCGTTTTGTCCATGACGTTGGAAGTGCAGGGTGGCGGTTGATGTCCGCCCGGTAAGGCCACAGGACGTGGCGCAGCTTGCCACCGAGCTCAGGCCAAGCGACGCCGCCGAGATACTGGCCACGGGATACCAGGACATTCACGCCGCACTAATGGGTGCCGTCACCGCATCGGTCATGTGTTGGTCGTGGTTCGTTGACGACGAGCTGGCCTGCATCATGGGGGTTGGTCCCTTCGGCGACAGCGGCGCCCCCTGGATGATCGGCACGTCTGTTTGCGAAAAGCACGCCCGTATCCTTATCACACGCCCCCCAGAGTACATTGCCAAGATGCTAAAGGCCTTCCCGCATTTAGTGAACTACGTCCACGCCAAGAACACCACCAGCGTGCGGTGGCTGAAGTGCTTGGGGTTCACAATCCACGAGGCTGCCCCTTACGGCCCGACGGGTGAGGCCTTCCACAAGTTTGAATTGAGAGGCTAGGGAATGCACGAGATCGCTGAACTACTAGACAGCAAAAAGACGGTGACGCGCGAGCACATTCTGGCGCTGCAAGAGGCGTGCTTCAAAAACCCTGCTGCGCACCCACCCGTGCGCCACTTCTTTTCCAACGGTGTCTACGGGCGTGAACTGTTTATCCCCAAGGGCATGTGCGCCGTTGGCAAGATTCACAAGCACGACCAGATCACGGTGGTAGTGGGGGACATCACCATCGTCACCCCCGGCGCAACACCGCGCCGCATCACCGGCTACGAAACCTTCAGCGCACCCGCGGGCATCAAGCGCGCGGTGCGCGCGCACGATGACACTTTTGTAACAACTTTCCACTCGAACCCCACCGACACCCAAGACCAGGACGAGCTGGAAGCCTGGCTCATCGCGCCTAGTTTTGAGGCACTGGACAGCGTGCAAACACCGGAGGCTTTGACATGAGCTACTTCATGGTCGGCGCCATGGTGGCAACGGCGCTGTATACCGTTCACACGACAAACGAACAGGCCAGCGCGAACCAAAAGATCGCCAACAACAACGCGACGATGGCCGACTACGCCGCCAAGGACGCACAAGTCCGAGGCGAGGAGGAGGTTATCAACGTCCAGCGCCGAGCCGCTGCGCTCAGGAGTTCGCAACGGGTAAGCGCCGCAGCTAAAGGGCTCGACTTGTCGTACGGCACAACCGCCGACCTGCAAGACCAGACAGACTTCTTTGCACAGGCGGACATGGCCACCGCGCGCACTAACGCCGGGCGGGAGGCGTGGCGCTACCGCGCGCAAGCGCAGGATTCCCGTACGCAGGGTTCGCTGGCCAAGTCCAACGCAGACATGCAGAACGTAGGCACCATACTCGGTGCCACGGGGCAAGTGGCGGGCAAATGGAAAAGCCCCTCCGCAAAAGCGACAGCCTAAGCTATGCCAACCGTACCTACATACAACGGCCCGCAACTCAAGACGCAGGCCCTGCAACCTAGCTATCAGAGCAACGTCGATGTGAGCAGTGGCGCGCGCGCAGTGGCGCAAGGCCTCGGCCAACTGGCCGAGGGTTTTGACCGCAAGGCCGAGCGCGAAGCGGAAGTCGCAGCCAACAAAACCGACACAGACATCGCCGCAGGCTGGCTGAAGTGGGACGCGGAGAACCGCAAGAAGTACCAGGGCGAGAACGTCGGTGGTTACGCGCCCGCCGCGCAGGAGTGGTGGGCTAAGGCCGCCCAAGAGCATGGCGAGAACCTAGACCCGCGTGCGCGTGAGAAGGTCACGCAGGCACTGGCGCGCCGCCAAGCGGTTGCCATGGGTTCCGTCGCCCAGTACACCGAGACCACAAAAGAATCTCACGCCGACGAGGTGGCCGCTGCCTCGATCAGCACCACCATCCAGTTCGGCGTGTCTACCGGCGACGTGGTGGGCGCTGCTGACCGCGTGCGTACGTTGGCCTCCGAAGTAGGCGCCCGCAAGGGCTGGAAGACTGAGCAGGTACAGGCCGAGGTAAACAAGAACCTCTCTGCACTGCACTTGGCGCAGATCAGCAAGCTGGCCGAGAGCAACCCGCAAAAAGCGCAGGAATACTACGACGCGAACAAGGCCGAGGTGGGCTTCACCCAGCAGCCCCGTGTGGAGGAGATTCTGCGCAAGGAAGTGGACAACCAGTTCGCCACAACCTTCGCCGCCCAGCAAGCAGGCAAAACCCTGAGCGAACAGCTATCTGCCGCCGGCGAGATCAAAGACCCGAACCGACGCGAGAAGGCGCTGCAGGAAGTAAAGAACAACCACGCCATGGTGGAGCAAGCCAAGCGCGAACGCGAGCAGGCTGTAAGCGATCAGGCGTGGCAACTCGTCGGTCAAGGCAAGCGCGTGCCAGAGTCTGTACTAGCCAGCATGGACGGCAAAGAGCGCGTCCAGCTGCAGGAGCACCTGCGCGCACGGGCTGAACGCATTACCAAGGGCACCCCAATCAAGACCGACATGGCGACCTACATCGATGTGCGCGAGCGCCTGGCCGCTGGCGAGAACGTCAACTTGAAGGCACTGACTGAGAAGATCGCACCCGCCCAAATGGAGCAACTGCTCGACATTAAGAGTGCCGTCGGCAAGGCCGGCAGCAAGCAAGACGGCATGCTCACCGACGAGCAGCGCATCAACACCGCGCTCACAGGCATGGGCATCGACAAGAAAAAAGACCCCAACGCCGCCGGCCAGTTCAGCGTGGAAGTGGACCGCCGCGTGCGCGCTGCGTCTGCTGCCAAGGGCGACAAGCCCCTGACTCCAGACGAGAAGCAGAAGATCGTAGACGACGTTTCACTGGACAAGGTGTTCGTGGACGGTTGGTGGAGCGACACGCAAAAACCCCTGTACTCCCTCAAGCCCGAGGAGATGGGCAAGGCCTACGTCACCGTGGGTGGCAAGAACGTACCGCTATCCACGGTGCCCTTGGCTGACCGTGCCGAGATCACCCGTGCACGTCGGGCGCGCGGCCTGCCTACCACAGAGCAGGCGATTGTCGAGACCTACATGCGCGCTAACCCAACGGCGAAGCCACCCAAACCGATTGGGCCGCCTTCCATCTACGCCTCCCCAGAGGAGTGGGACGCATACCGCAAACAGCAAGCAACCGATAAAAAGGCGCCATAACAATGGACGGAAAATACGACGCTTTCCTAGACGAGGAAAAAGCCAGCGGCGCTGCAAGCACGAGCGACAAGTATGGCGCGGTTCTTGACGAGGAGGTGCAGCAAACCCAAGCACGCGCCCGTATGGTTTTTGAGAAGGCGCTTGCCGTCAACCCGGACCAAGCTGCCGAGTCCAAGAAACTCACCAACACCACGGGGCTACCCCCGGACGTGGTGGAACGCAACCTGGACGAAGTGAAGCGTAAAGAGCGCGCCCGCATGTTGGATCTTGCGCGCATGGTGCAGGACTCCCCCATCCTAGCGCGCCAGCTCATGGACCCATCGTTCACTAAGCAAGCGCACGACGATCTGGACAATCTGCAAGGCATTGGGCGCACGTTTCTTGGCACCGTTGGGGATGTTGGTGTCACTGCGCTGAAAGGGGCAGTCGGACTACCACAGGCTGTTGTCGGAATCTTGGACTTACCGACCGGTGGACTGGTAGGTAAGGGGTACCAAGAACTGGGCCTAGACTTCAAGCGCACTCAAAACATACTCGACGGCCTGTACTCCCCAGCCCAGCAGCTGGCGAACAAGAACGTATCCGAAGCGGACGGGTTTCTTAACACCTTGGCCGCGATGGCTGCGAACCCCAGCACGATTCTGACTACGGTAGGGGAGTCCCTACCTCAGATGCTAGGGGGCGCAGCGATTGCTCGCGGGGTGCTAGGCATTGGTGCGAGAACCTTGGCCGCGGGCGCAGTCGGCCCACAACTTCCAGGCCTACTGGTGCGCCAGTTTGGCGAGAAGACGGCAACCGTACTGGCGGGCGCATTTGGTGAAGGCTCTATGGCAGCTGGTGCCGCAGCAGAGAACATGCGCGCAGACAACACCGACGGCTTGCTTGAAGTTAAGCAGACTATCGCGTCGCTGGGCTTAGGTGCAGGCACTGCACTGTTCGGTTTCGCTGGTGGTAAGGTCGCGCAAAAGTTTGGCCTCGCAGACATTGACACTGTTCTGGCTAGCAAGGGGCTTGCACCCGAGGCCGCAGACCAAGCCAAGCGGGGGTTTATCTCATCCATCCTAAAGTCGGGAATCTCCGAAGGATTGTTCGAGGAGCTGCCCCAGTCCGTGCAAGAACAAATGTGGCAGAACTGGGCCACCGACAGACCGCTGGGCGAAGGCGTTGGCAAGGTCGCCGCGCAGGGGGCAGTCGCAGGCTTCGCCATGGGCGGGGGCTTCCAAGCCATCAACCGTGCACGCGAACGCATGGCTGCGGTTGACCAAGCAGGGCAGTCCGCCGAGATGCTGAAGCAGCAGCTCGATCTGGCTACCCAGTCCAAGCTGCGCGAGCGTAACCCCGAGGAGTTCCGCGCACTGGTGGGCAAGATGTCCGCCGATGCCGAGGTCTTTATCGACGCGGGCGTACTGAACCAGTTGGCCCCCGAGTTGCTGGCGCAGATGCCCCAGTCGGTGCGCGACCAACTGGCGAACCAAGTCACGCAGGATACGGCTATCGCTGTGCCAGTGGCCGACGTGCTGACAGTAGCGCCGGGCACCCCATTGGCGCAGTTCTTTACCGAGAACGCGCGCATGGACGGCCCAGGCTCCATGAGCCAAGCGGAGGCCAAAGACGCAGGAGCCAAGGCGCAGGAATACCTCGCGCAAGAATCGGCGCGCGTGATCCAGCAGGCCACCGACCAGCAGGCCATGCAAGCGTCGAGTGATCGCGTGAAGCAGACCATGCTCGACCAACTCAACACCGTCGGGCGTTTCCGCAACGACGTGAACGAGGCCTACGCCACTTGGACCGCAGCCTTCTACACCACGATGGGCGGGCGCTTGGGGCTTACCCCCGAGGAGATGCAGGCCAAGTACCCGCTGCGGATAACAGGGCAGGGCGCGCAAGCTGCGCAGGGCGATACGTTGATGGCGCAGCGCGAACCCGGCACTTGGTATCACGGCACAAGTTCTGACGTAACGAAGTTCAACCGCATCGAAGGTGGGAATATGTGGGGGCCAGGCTACTACCTGACCGACAACCCAGACACGGCCAGCGGGTACGCTACCGGCACCGCGGGTAACCGTATCGCCCCAACGGGTAACGCAGGCCCGAACGTCATGCCCGTGCGCGTAGCGGACGGTGCGCTGTTCGATATGGCAGCACCCCTTGATGCCAAGACACTAAAGAAAGTAGAGAAAGCCCTCGGCCAGAAACTGAAGGACTTTACTTGGGCAGGCATGAAAAACCGCGACCTTCGCCAAGTGCTGTTCGAGCAGTTCACCGACCAAGCTGGTGCAAACACGGTACTGCAAAAGGCCGGGTTCAAGGGGGTTGTAGAAAGCAACCCAACCGCAGGCGCTGGCAAGACCTTGATGGTGTTTGACCCGAAAGATATCAGCAGCGATATCACAGGGGAAACCCTCGCCCAAACCCCCACCACCCGACAAACCGACACCTCCGAGTTCAAGGCGTGGTTCGGTGACAGCAAGGTGGTGGACGCTTCGGGTAATCCGCTGGTGGTTTACCACGGGACACCGGCCACCGACTTGAGCGTTTTCGATGCGAGCCGGATCGGAACCAACGGGCGCTCCGAAGGTGCCGGTTTCTATTTCACGACTGACAAAACAACCGCCGCCGGGTACGGGCAGGTAATCGAGGTTTACCTCAGCATCAAGAAGCCGCTGGCGTACAACACCAAACCCTTCGGCCAGCCGCAGGTGCGCAAGCTCTTGAGCGAAGTGGCGAAGGCCGAGGCGGCGGACACGGGCACCGATTGGCGCGACGGCTTTCTGTCCAACTACGTGGACACCTACGACACGACGCTTGATGCAGCGGTTCGTGAAGCAGCCCAATCATTTGCCGACGAGGATACTGCACTGGATCAGGTCAGCAGTATTATCGGTTCAGGCGTAGACGCGGACACCGTGAACGCGGGGCTAACCAAAGCTCTGGGCTACGACGGTTACTACGCCAAAGGTTTTAGCGGTGAAGGACAAGACGGGGGTGACATCTGGGTGTCCATGAAGTCCACCCAGATCAAAAGCGCCACCGACAACAGCGGCGAGTTCAACCCGAACGACCCTAACATCCTGAAGCAAGGCCCCCGCGGCACCTTCAACCCCAAGACACTGGAGCTGGCGCTCAACGAGAACGCCGACCTCTCCACGTTCCTGCACGAGACTGGGCACTTTTTCCTAGAGGTGATGGCCGACCTAGCAGCCCAGCCCGACGCGCCCACCGACATCCAGGCGGACATGGGCAAGCTCATGAGCTGGTTTGGCGTGGCCGACACGGCGACGTGGAACGCCATGACCTTGGAGCAAAAGCGCCCCTACCATGAGCGCTTTGCCGAGAGCTTCGAGCAGTACCTCATGGAGGGCAAAGCCCCAAGCCTTGAGCTTCAGCCACTGTTCCGCAAGTTCCGCGCGTGGATGCTGAACGTATACAAATCGCTGAAGGCGTTTATCGACTCGCGCGTGCCGGTGACTTCGGGGGGTTCGTCGGACTTGGCGCAGGCTGCTGCGTCGGGCTACGAAGGCAGTGACGCGGGCGAGGCCGCTGAATGGCTGGCGGCTAAGGCTAAAGGCCTGGACATGTCCACCGAGGCGCGCATGGTGCGCGCCAAGGCTATGGGCTTCGATACCGATACCACGCTCTACCACTCAACCCTTGCCGACACCGACGGCTTCCAGCCGACGGGTAATTTCATGGGGCACACTGGCGCCAGCGGCATATCGGTTACTGACAGTCCAGAGATGGCCAGCCGCTACCTTGAGCGCTTCGGGGAAACCCGATACGACGGGGTCGCGTTTCAAAAGAACGTCGTGCCGGTATTCATAAAGCCGGGGAAAGTGCTTGCACGAAACGAGCCGTTTCCAATGCCGCCTGGTTTGCGCCTTGGTGCGCCCTTGCCAGCTGGGTATGTGCCAGCGCACAAGGCAATGGGTTACGACACATTGGTGCGCGATGATGCGATCAGCCGCAAAGGGCCGGTAAAGCACTCCGACGCAAAGAACGCGATACGAGGTAAAGAGTACGTACTGACGGACCCGTCCCAAGTGCGCAGCGTCTTTGCCGCATTCGACCCAGACAACGCCGCTAGCGCCAGCCTTCTCGCTCAAGACCCCAACGCCGCGCCCGGAGCAAACATCCAGCTATCTGACGAAGTGCGCCAGGTGTTCGACCGCATGCTGGCCAGCGAGGAGCAGATCGCGCAAGCCAACGAGGTGGCGGGGTTGCTGCCTGAGGAGAACGCGGACGCCGAAGCGAACGAGCGCCTGACCGCGCGCAGCCTGCGCGATCTGAAGTGGACGGTGAACGCCCGCGCCAAAGAGATCAAGAAACTACAGGCGCAGGCCAAGAGTTTGCGCAAGGACGTGCAGGCCGAGGTGACCGCCGAGGTGGAGGCCATGCCCGAGTTCCAAGCCAAGGACATGCTGGACAAAACCCGCAAGGAAAACAAAGAACAACTGAACGACACCGAGCTGGCTATCGTGGCCGACGCCTTCAGCTACCCCGACGTGGACACCATGCTCAAGGCTATCGACGCTGCGGGCAAGAAGGCCGACGTTATCCAGGGCATGACCGACCAGCGCATGCTGGAGCGCCACGGCGACCTGATCGACCAGCGCGCCATCGAGGAGGCAGCGAACGAGGCAGTGCACAACATGGCCCGCGCCAAGTCGCTGGCCACTGAGCTCAAAGCCCAAGCCGATATGTTGAACCCACGCGCAGACACCGGAGCGGTGAACGCCAAGGGCCAAAAGATCACGATCAACGCACTTACCGAAGCGGCCAAGCAGTTCGCTACCAACGTGGTGGCGAAGACCCCACTGCGCGACCTCAAGAACAAAGCCTGGCAGCACACCGCCGCCGAGCGTCGGGCTGGCAAGCGCTGGCAAGAGGCCACGGCCAAGGGCCAAACGCGGGAGGCAGTGCAGGCCAAGCAGGACCAGATGTTGAACAACGCCGCCGCCAAGGCAGCGCTGGACGCGCAAGGCGAAATGCGCAAGATTCTGGACTTCTTTAAGCGCGTCATCAAAGACAACAACGAGAAGGTGGTGGACAAGGGGCGCGATCCCGACGTGGTGAACGCCGCCCGGGCTGTGCTCTCCGCTTACGGCATGGCCCCCAACGCAGGCAAGACCGCGCTGGAGTACATGGCACTGGTCGAAAAGAACGACCCCGCCATGTACTCCGCCTTGCAGCCCAGCGTGCAGGGCGCGCTCAACATGGCCCAGCCCTTGGACTCGCTGACCATGGAGGAGCTGCGCGGACTGCACGAGGAGATTCAGGGCATGTGGCACCTGGCCAAGCGCAGTCGCCAGATGGAAGTGGACGGCAACATGCTGGACATGCAGGACGCCGAGGACGAACTGCAGGCCCGCATGCAGGCTATCGGCGTGCCCGACAAGATGCCTGGTGACACCGGAGCCGTGACGAAATCCGAGGAGCGCGTGCGCAAACTGCAAGGCGTGCGCGCCCTGCTGCGCCGGGTAGAGCAGTGGGCCGAAGGGATGGACGGCAAGTTCGGTGGGCCTTTCCTGAAGCTGGTATTCCAGCCGGTGAAAGACGCAGCCGACCGGTACCGCGCTGACCGCGTGAAGTATCGCAAGGCATACCAGGCGCTGGTAGACAACGTGGCACCGGCCATGACCAAGGGCCGCATTGCTGCGCCCGAACTGGGCTACACCTTTGGCGAAGGCCACAACGGCATCGGCCACGCCGAGCTGCTTCACGCCATCCTGCACACCGGCAACGAGAGCAACAAGCGCAAGCTACTGCTGGGGCGCAAGTGGGCAACCGAGCGCGAGGACGGCACACTGGACACAACGCGCTGGGATATGTTTATCCAGCGCATGCACACCAACGGCACACTGGCCAAGGTGCACTACGACTTCGCGCAGGGCGTGTGGGACTTGCTGGAGCAGACCAAACCCCTAGCGCAAAAGACCCACCGCGACGTGTTCGGGCGCTACTTCGCGGAGATCACTGCGGACAAGTTCTCCACCCCGTTCGGTGAGTACGCTGGCGGCTACGTCCCAGCGCAGGCCGATCCGCGCATTGTGCAAGACGCAGACATGCGCGCACTGGCAACGCTGGAAAACGAGAACATGTCCTACAGCTTCCCCACCACGAACAAAGGGTTCACCAATGCCCGCGTGGAGTACAACCGCCCGTTGATGCTGGACTTGCGCACCATCGGTCAGCACTTAGACAAGGTGCTCCTGTTCTCCCACATGGAGCCAGCGGTACGCGACGTGAACAAACTGCTCTCCCGCAAGGGCGTGAGCTACAGCTTGGGCCGCATCGACCCCGCTGCCTACTCTGGCATGCTGACCCCGTGGCTAAGTCGCAGCGCGCGCCAGATTGTCGAAACCCCAGTGGTGGGCGACGGTGGCATCTCTCGCGTACTTAGCGCAGCGCGCAACCGTGCGGGCATGGCGTTGATGTTCGCCAACGTGAGCAACACGCTGCAACAGATCACGGGCTTTAGCTTGGCTGCGGTCAAGGTAAAACCATCCAGCATGGTGGCTGCCACCGCACAGTTCATTGCCAGCCCCAAGAAGACGGCGCAAGCGGTCAGCGAGGCAAGCCCCTTCATGGCCAACCGCATGGAGAACGAGATCGCAGCCATCAACGACACGATGGACAAGATTCTCCTAGACCCCAACCTCTACGAAAAGGCGCAAGCGTGGAGCAAAAAGCACGCCTATTTCTTGCAGACCGCGATGGCCAACACGATGGAGCCGATCATCTGGACGGGGGCCTACAACGACGCGCTGGAGCAGGGGCAGAGCGAGAAGGCTGCCGTGCGCTTTGCCGACAACGTGATCCGCACCACCCAGGGCAGCACGCTGCCCGAGGATGTGAGCCGCATAGAGACAGGCCCAGCCTACGCGCGGATATTCACGCAGTTCGTCGGGTACTTCAACATGATGGCCAACACCAACGCCACCGCGCTGAAGCAAATATCTCAAGAGGTAGGTGTCAAGAAAGGCGCAGGCAAGATGCTGGGCGTCGTGACCTTGGGCCTGCTGATCCCTATCTGGGTGGCCGAGGCCATCGCTATCGCAATGCGCGGCGGCCCAGAGGACGAAGACAAGGACGGCTACTTAGACGACTGGCTGGCGTCGGTGTTCGGTATGGGTACGATCAAAGGCACCTTCGCTATGGTGCCGTTCATTGGCCAGCTGGCCAACGCCGGTATCAACCGCTTCAACGGCAACCCAGCCGACGACAAGGTGAGCATGTCGCCAGCCGTCAGTTTGCTGGAGGCTACCGTCGGCGTGCCGGTGGACGTATACAAAGCGGTCACCGACCCGGACAAGTTGAACAAACGCAACGCGGTGCGCGACGTGGCCAGCGCTATCAGCATGCTCACGGGCTTACCAGCCGTAGCGTTAGCCCGACCCCTGGGCTACCTGGCCGGTGTGGAGAGCGGAAAGATAGACCCAACCGGACCAGTTGACGCAGTGCGCGGGGCGATCACAGGAACGCCGAGTCCAGAGAGTAAGTAGCGTATCCGTGTCGGGGCTCCTGCCCTCTACCATGAGGTAATTCGCAGGAGTTCCGTGCATGACGATCCCATCTACTACGCGCAAGGCCGGGCCTCTGCTTGGCACCGGCGCTCAGACCGCTTGGCCTTTCACTTTCAAGGTGTTTGCCGAGGCGGACATCCGCGTGGTTGTCGTCAACTCTATTTCAGTGGAAACCGAGCTGGTGCTAGACACCGACTACTCGGTATCGCTGAACTCAAACCAAGATACTAGTCCGGGTGGCACGGTCACCTACCCGATCAGCGGTTCGCCGATGCCCATCGGCAGCTCGCTCGTTATCGTTGGCGACATCGACTACGACCAACCTTACGACGTGCCGACCGGAGGGAACTTCAACCCAACGGCGCTGGAGAACGAACTCGACCGCATCCTAATGCAAATGCAGCAGCTGCGCGAGATCGTAACCCGCGCGTTGCTGGCACCCGTAACTTCCGCTGCGTCAGGCCAACTGCCAGCGCCCGAGGCTAATACTCTTATTGGCTGGAACAGCGCCGAGGACGCACTACAAAACATCCCGCTCACCGACTTGGTGACAGCGCAAACCTACGGGTCGTTCCGCAACGACCCCTTTACCGGTGACGGCGTGGAGGACACCTTCGCCCTGAGCGACGATCCGGTCACCGTGGCTAACCTCATGGTTATGGTGGACGGCTTGGTGCTTGTGGCAGGCACTGACTTCAGCCTCGCCTCCGGCAATATCGTATTTACCGTACCTCCGGCAAACGGCGCGGAGATCATCGCGCGGTACGGCCAGGCGCTGGTGAGCGCCGGTTCAGACGCTGCGGACGTTAGTTTCACGCCCTCCGGCAGTATCTCTAGCACCGACGTGCAAGCTGCTATCGAGGAGCTAGATGCCGTCGTTGGTAGTGCAACCGCAACAGGGTTGGCCGTGTTGACTGCGGCAAACGCTGCGGCAGCCCGGACTGCTATCGGCGCGCAGGCATCTTTGGGGTACACGGCAGCCGACGACAGCGCCGTCGTCAAACTGACCGGAAGCCAAACTGTGGCGGGCGTCAAGACGTTCAGCAGCCAGCCTATTCTCCCGCAGGCGTTGGCTACCGGGACTGTAGTGAATACGACCTCCGGTACCAGCGTAGTGGTTACCGGCATCCCATCGTGGGCAAAGCGCGTAACGATACCGCTAACAACCGTAGGGACAAGCGGAGGGAGTCAGCCGGTACTACGGATTGGGCCTTCGGGCGGCGTGGAAACTTCCGGTTATCTTGGCGCCACCGGCTCCACCGCCGCTAGTAGCGGTGCTCCTCTTTACGATGGTTGGTCTGGAAGCGCACGAATCAATGGTGTCGTTGTCCTGACGTTACTGAACGCTTCGACAAACCTTTGGGCTATCACCGGTCACACCGGCAGGAGCGATAGTTCGGGCTCCATGAGTATTGGCGTTACCAAAGCGCTGGCAGGTGTCCTGACTCAGTTCTCTCTAACAACGACCGGCGGCGTGGACACATTTGCCAACGGGGCGATCACCATGTACGTGGAAGGCTAGGGCATGACTATTAGAACATTCGACTTTGCAACAGGTGAAGTTTCTGAGCGCGAACTAACCGCCGAGGAAATTGCAGCATTGCCCGCACCTGTCCCACCAACGCCCCGCGAACAACTCGCAGTCCTTGAAACAACATACACACTCACCCAGCGCAATTTGCGCGAGTTCATCCTCCTAACGGTTGAAGCTCTCAAAATGGGCGTGCCGGTTGACCTTTCGGTGTTGCCCGGCGTGCAAGTGGTTACCGCGGTAGAAGCCGAGGCCGCCGTACTGCGAGCACAAATAGAATGATCTCCCTATTCCTACTCCTCTTGCGTCCTGCACTCATGTGCGTAGACGGCGGCTCACGCAAGCCCCACCACGTAGCTGCGGCGCTGCTCGCGCTGCCACTAGACGTGCTGATCGCGCACACGGTGTGGGCGCTAGTCGCGGGTTGGCCGAAGCACAACGAGTGGACCATCAGCGACACGCTTGAGCGCCTGTGCGTGGACATCAAAAACCCAGACTGGGGGCTGTTCATCGGCATTGCCAAACGAATCAACCGTGAGTCCCCAACTAAAAACCACATCCGCTCGGTATCCATGTAAAGACCCCCAGAATTTACTATGCGTAAACTCTTACACACGTCCCTATGCACGATGATGTCCTCTACCAACTTGCAAAGCTTAACCGGCGCGTGGGGGACCCGAGCATGATCGACCCCGTAGAGTTCGGTGAAATCAAAGGGGCCGTCGCATCGCTGCAATTGCAGATGACCGACTTCAAGGCGCGCCAGGCAGTGACCGACGCGAAGCTGGACTTGGTGCTGGACAAACTGTCCGAGGCCAAGGGTGGATGGAAAACATTGATGCTGCTGGGTGGTGGTGCCAGCACGCTGGGCGCTGGTCTTAGCTGGATCGTTGCCCACTACAAAGGCTACCCGTGAACATCCGTGAGCAACTTGCACGCGATGAGGGCGTCAAGCCCGCTGCGTACCAGGACCATTTAGGCTACTGGACGATTGGGGTAGGGCGGCTGATCGACGAACGCAAAGGTGGCGGCCTGCGCCCCGATGAGATCGACTATCTGCTGGACAACGACATCAACGACCGGCGCGAGGCACTTACTAAAGCATTGCCGTTTTTCAAGAACCTAGACGCCGCGCGTCAGGGCGTGCTCATCAACATGGCGTTCCAGCTTGGCACCGCCGGGTTGTTGTCGTTCAAAACAACGCTTGGGTTTATTGCCCGTTACGACTACGAAGGGGCAGCCCAGCAAATGCTCCTGAGCAAGTGGGCAACACAAACCCCCGAGCGCGCACAGCGTTTGGCTAAACAAATGAAGGAGGGCGTATGGCACTAGACCCAATCAGCGCAGCACTGGACGTGGGTGGCAAACTGATCGACCGACTCTGGCCAGACCCAACGCAAAAGGCGCAGGCGCAGATCGCCCTGCTTGAACTTGCTCAGAAGGGTGAGCTTGCAGAATTCACCGCGCGGGCAGACATCGTGAAGACCGAAGCGGCCAGCGAGAACTGGCTGGCATCAAGCTGGCGGCCCATCCTCATGTTGACCTTTGGCGCGCTCATCGTTGCGCGCTGGTTCGGCTGGGCTGCACCTAACTTGAGCGAAGCCGAGTACCTGAAACTCTGGTCAATTGTCGAGTTGGGCCTTGGCGGCTACGTCATTGGTCGCAGCGCTGAAAAGATTATTCCGGGCATTGCCGATGCTCTGAAAGGGAGCAGATGAGCCGTGCGTCAAGCAACACAAAACGACTAAACGTCTCGCTGTCACCCAGCAGGTAGCGGATGGCGAGGTGCTGCGCGCCCGGTATCTTGATCGTGCCGTCCAGCCAGCGCCGGCTTCCTGGTTCGCATAATCGGTGTTCAGTTCAGCCCAGAAGGGCAGGGAGTTCATTGGGTTGGGGTGTGCGTCTTGCAACGATGTCCAGCGCTCGCTGCACCCGCGACGCCTGCGCCTGGAGGATGCCCAGCTGGCGCCGCTTGCGCGCCTTGAAGGACTCCAACGCCTCGGCCTCGGTCGGGCACGCGAAGCGCTTGCGCGCTGTGGTCTTGACGAACCGGCCGATGTCCAGCTGCACGCCGCACGGTGTGACCTTCACCACCCGGTAGCGGCGCAGCACCACCTCGAGCCGACCTGGGCCTGTTGGTTCGTCGTACTCGTCCGGCATCGAGGCGTAGACCACGTCCTCGAACCTGTACCAGTGGGTGTCCATCGTCATCCTTTCAGCGCCGCCCACACTGCGGGCAGGCGCGGGTTGTAGTGCGTGTAACACGGCTTATTGTTAGACCACTGTGTGGTCACACACGAGGCCCTGTCGGTAGGCCGGAGTTGCGTGAACGCTCTCTGTCGGCCACCTCGGCTAGTGCGTCACGCGCCATCGACGCCAAGGTTTCGCCTTCCTCGGTGGTCGGGTAACTCTCGGCGATCTGCCGCAGTGCGTCGCGCAGGATGTCCAGGTCGGTCTCGGTCATTCCTCAAGTCTTTCATCGTTATGTCCTGTACGCAATGCTACCACAATTCTTAGCGTCTGCTACAGGGAAAACCATCGTTCTGATGCGTATAATGTATAAAATGACCAAAGCAAATGCCAAAGCAGCCATTTACTTAGCACTAACATCCTGCGTCAAACACCCCTAGCGCTTGCTAAGAGTTTGTGCAGGATGCACCGCAGCCAATACTCCGTCAAGGTCAGCGACGGCGCCGTCGTTCACCGCCCGCCATTTACTATCAAGGCTGCGCAGGCGATCCCAAGCAGCAGCCTTGCGCTCTATCTCTAACTGGCGGTCTATCGCCTTTTGAATGTCAGCTTCGTACACGGCGCACCTCCCACTGGTCGCGGCACTCGGCGTCACACCATCGCTTGGTCTCGCCCAAGGGCGACTCGCAGAAGCTGCACAGCCCCGCAGGCGCTGGGCCTGTGGGTCTGCGTGAACGCAGGGCGTAGGCGAGGTTGCGCTCTACCTCTTCTTGTGCGCGGTCGATGTCGTCGCTCATGTCTTCATCCAATCAGGTTTGTTTGGTAATGGGGCCCAGCCCGTGAAGAACGGGTCTTTGCCGGTGAACAGTCCGTAGAGTGCCACGCCGCCCTTGCCCAGCAGCTGGACCTTGACCCCGCGGGGGCAGGTGTCCATCGGCTGCCAGTAGTAGCCCTGGTCAACGGCGGCGGGGCTGTTGGTTTGGGTCACCGTTCGACCCCTTCTAGGCGGTCGGCCACTAGCTTTGCGTAGCCCGCAATGTCCACCCAACTATCGGCGTAGCGGGGGTCGCCGTTAAGAATGCGACCGATCTTGTGGGCAATCATGTGCAGGGCCTCCACCATGTCGTCGTCCAGATGGTCCCACTGTAGTGAGTTAGCCATCTGGCGCTTTAGCCGAAGCGTGATGTCGGCATGCCCGGTAAATTTGCCGTAGCGATTGCCACGTTCGACCAAGGTGTTTACTAAATCACTCATTTTCTACCTTTCAAAAATTCCAACAATAAATCCTGAACACTGCGCTTGGTTTCCCGTCGCGCCATGACAAGTTCGTCTATGGTGTTGCGCGCTACGATGTAGTGCACAAACACCCCGTCGGTCCGGCTAGCTTGTAGCTGGCGCACAGGGCCGATGCGCTCCAGCACTTGGTCGTGGTACTCCAAGTTCCAGTCCTGCGCAAAGAACACGATGGTGTTGCAGTGGTACTGCAAGCCATCGACTCCGTGGCCCATGCTCTGGGGGTGGCCGAACCACAGCTTGCCTTCACCGCGCATAGCACGTGCCATGTCCTCGGCTTTGCTCAGGTCAAGGCCTTCGGGGAACGCGCGCAGCAGTCGGGCTAGATCGCTCTTGAACTGGTAGGTGACTAGCAGCGGGTCGTCGCCAGTCTCCTCGGCCAGCTCGCTCAAGGCGTCCAGCTTCTCCATGTGCACTTCGATCCAGGTGCCGGTGCCGTAGCGCTCGGGGTCCAGGTACACCGCACCGTTCGCCAGTTGCAGACACTTCTGGCTTTTGGCCGCGGCGTTCATGGCCTCGACCTCGTTACCTTCAATCATGGTGAACAGCTCGCGCTCCATCTCCCGGTACTTGGTGCGGGCGCTAGCTGGCAGTTCGACCTCGATCACGTTGACGATAGGGTCTTGCAGGTCGAACCAGTCCTTCGGGTCTAGCGTCAGGCAGATGTCAGCGATGCGTTCTTGGATCTCGGCTTGGGCGTGGTCGGCCTGCACCCAGCGGTTGAACTGGCCGTTCTTGACCGGGCGAAACCAACGGTTTTGAAACGCGGAGAACGTACGACCAAGGCGCTGGCCTGCATCCAAGAACCATGTTTGACCCCACAGGTCTTCGAGCCCGTTGCTGGCTGGCGTGCCGGTAAGGTTGATCCAGCGCTCTACATCCTTGTGCGCTACCTTGCCCAGTGCCTGAGCGCGCACGCCACCCTGACGCAGCCTGAAGTTCTTTAGCTTGGTTGACTCGTCGGCCACCACCGTGGCGAAGGGCCAGGCGCTGCCGGTGAACTGCTCACGTAACCATACCAGGTTGTCGTAGTTGATCGTATAGACCGGTGCGTCTTTGCGCAGTGCAGCCTTGCGCTGGTCGGCATCACCTACAATCGGCACAACCTCGACGCTGGCGAGGTGGTCCCACTTGTGCGCCTCGTTGGCCCAAGTGTCCCGTGCCACGCGCAGCGGGGCCAGCACCAGCGACGGGCGGCTCTCACCCCATACGTTGTGCAGGTAGTCCAAGAACGTCAGAGCCATTACGCTCTTGCCCATGCCGGGCTTGGCAAAAATCGCGCTGCGCTCCACGTTAGCCAGGTGGTTCATGGCCAGTCCGTGGTAGGGGCGGGGGGTGAATTTACGCCGCATCGCTCTTGGCTTTCTTACACCAGTGTCTAACGGTTGATGCTGGTTCGTTCAAAGCCCTGGCCGCAGCTCTCATTGACATGTGAGCGACAAGTGAACGCGCTTGGCGCTCCTTGCTCTCTCGGTCAAGGGTGCGGCGCACCTGCGCTGCGCGGTCCTGTTGACGCCCGACGCCGTTGATGCGTTGCCACAGTTCCAGTGGTACCTCTATGGTTGTGAAACGATGGCCGGTGGCGGATTCATACCTGCGACGCTTGAACCCTTGGGGTGTTTGCCGTGTCTCTAGGCACTTCATTTTTTCTTGGCTTTCGTCTTGTTCTTACCCAAAGGGTTCGACCCCTTCAGTGAGATAGTGTTTTTAGCATTGGCGCGGGCTAGCTCGCCGGTCTTGGTGTCGATACCGTTGTAGGCGCGCAGTTCGCTAAAGATGGAGGGCTTGCCCTGCCAGTTGAATGTGGGGTGGGGTTTCATTATTGGCCTTTCATTATTTCGGCTTCGATGGCGCGGGCGAATGCGAGTTCTTCTTTTGCCATCCCTGCGTAACCCCAATGTTTTCTCGCAATTACTGTAATCTGATCATCCGTAAGTAGCAGCAGCTCCCCTTGCGCTGGCGGTACCTTCTTAGACAATCCGCGCACAGACATAGAAGCATCTGTTTCTTCTTTTGTCAGGCCGTTAAATTCAAGCGACTGTACCTGCTCGGTGCGTCGCACCTGTTCAGCTGGCCGTGTAAGCGCAGCCGCAAAAGCGTCAGCTACTTGTTTCCCTGTAATCGGCTGCTTAATGCACCATTCACCAGGATTGTTTTCGACAAGTTTTGCCCAGCTTGCGTCCGGTTCGCCCGTAACCCACTCGCTGGCAGGAAGCCAAGCCGCGCCATCTTTGCGCATCAGGCGATTAAGCACGGGCTGCTGTGCCTGCTCGGTGAGTGGCTGGGCAACTGTTAAACAATCCTTAATAGTTGGCTGAGCTGTTTGGAATTTTTCTAGTGCACATGCAGCAATGCTGATAAATTGCCATGCGCGTCGTGCTCGCCATTCTGTCAAGGCTTCTTCTGATTCTTGCCCACTGCCTGACATGCCAGCGTAAGCAATCGTCTCCAACGCCTCCATCAGTTCATTCTGGGCGGGTGCTACGGGGGCGGCGTAGAGTTTTGTTTCCTCCCAGCACTTTGGGTCAATGTAATTGCCGTTTTTCCGATCTTTTGAAAATTCCACAAAATAGCCGCCGGGAGTGCCGCACTCATACATCCACGCCACCGGCTCCTGCGCTTCAATCGCGGATAGCTTGGCTTGCAGTGCATCACGCTGTTTACGAGACTCATTAGCTTTTACAAACCAGTTCCCTTTAAGCTGCATTTGAAGCGCCAATTCTTCCTGCGCCACTCGCAAGGCTTCGCGCAGTTCGGTGATTTCGGCCTTAACTTCGTCGGGCAGTATCCATCCGTTACGCTCAAGCCAAGAATCTAGTTTCCCCGTGCTCATCATGTCTTTACCTTCTCAAGAGAATCCAGTCGCGCCTGGATGGCGTCCAGTGCGCTGCTCAGTTCCTGCTCACTGCTGGCTTGCACGACCTTGCGCATAAGCCGGTGGTCGATTTCGCGCTCTCTTAGATGCGCCTGCATCAGCAGCTCTATAGCCCGTTGTTCGGCGCTCATATCAGAATCCAATATTGGAGCCGAAGTAGAACTGGATCACCATCACTACGACTATAAAAACGGTTGTTGCTAGTGTCTTCATTTGGCTTGCCTCTCGATGTAAAGCTCAATAGCGGCGTTGCACAGTTCGTGCGGATAGGGCCAGCGGCTATGATTGTTACGTGCGTATAAAGTGCGGGCTAAGTTGGCGACCTCCTGTTCCGTTACGTGGGGTACTTCCTTAGCCAGGTCGGGCAGAACGGCGGTGCTAAAGCAGTAGTCTTTGAGTGTTTTCACTTATCGGCCCTCCTGCGTTTTGGTTTGGCGGCTACTTGTTCATTGCGCTTGACGGCTTCCTGCTGTGCTAGAAGGTCTTTCGCTTTAGCGAATTCCAAGTCGGCCAGTTGGGTGTCTTCAAACTCCCGTTCGCTTGACCTGTCGCGGGCTTTCTTTTTCAACTGAACCCCCAGCACCCAGTCCGCGGTCACGATGCAGAACCAGACAACCAAGCAGAGCCCGGCCAAGGTCCAGATAAGCCACGCGCCAGCCAGTGCGTCATATATTTCGTTCATGCTAGTAACTCCTCTACGCCTTCAATTGAATCGATCACCACGACCCGCTGGCCCATAGCGCGCATGCGCTCGTGCTCGCGTAGCTGGGAGGGGCGGGGCTTCTCGCCTGGGGCTTTGAGTTCGACCCAAACAGACCGCAAGAATCCGAGGCCATCCGGTTCCCACAAAACAATGCCCATCACCAGCCGATCAGGCGCACCGACACGGCCAACCCACTGGACTTTGCGGACTTCGCCGCCTAGTTCCTTCACCCGTTTGACCAGGTGCTTTTCGATGGTGCTTTCTTTCATGCTGCAACCCATATAGCTGCATGCGCTTCAATCATCCGCACAGCCATTGCGTACTCTTTGCCGTGGTCGTTGTCGCCGTGTGATTTCTCGCAAGCTGCTACGAATTCGTTCAAGAACCCGGTGAAGCAACCCGCTTTAACCACAATGCCCTTGTCTGTGATGAACGATTGCAAGTAGTCAGAGCGCGAACCAATAGGGCCGCATTGAAAGAATGGCCGACCAGCAATCAACTTGCCAAATTTTTCGTCCAGGTCGGCATCGCCCAGGTCGGCACCGTACAGGTTGGCACCGCCCAGGTTGGCACCGCCCAGGTTGGCATCGCCCAGGTTGGCTTTCGCAACAGTCGCCTTCTCAAGCATCTGGCGCGTTGTCATGCC